GAGAGCGAAGCTAAAGGGACGGCCGAGCCGCCCTCCCGGAGACGCTCGATCAGCGCCTCGCGCGCCTCTTCAGTCAAAAACGCAGCGATGGGTCCTAGCTCGAGCTGCACGAACTCGTACGCGTTCATCAGCACGCCGACTTCGTCGTTCGTCAGCCCGTGGCGCACGTCGCGCACGCTCGCGGCCGTCGGGAACAGCGGGAGCGCGGGGTTCTCGATGCGCATGCAGGACCGAAACAAGATCTCGCACGCGCACGCGTTCTGGTACACGGGCGAGCCTTCGATGCGCGCCGCAAGCTCCGCGTCGCCCTTGACGAGCTCCTTCGCGTACTTCAGCGCCGCTGCCTGCGCGGCGATGATCTCGCCCTGCTTGAGCGGGCGCATCAGCAGTTTGCCAGTTGGCTCACCCGTCGCCGGGTCCGTACGCGGGAAGTCGACCTCTTTGGTTGGCCGCTTTTGCGATGCGAGCTTCGTCCAAAGCTCGGACGGCGGGATCTGCTCTTCTTTGGTGCCGACTGCCTGCACTATTGCCACTTGGCGAACGTGCACATCATCGCGATGTCGAGCGCGGCTTCGCTGTTGACGGCTTTCTTGAACGTGTCCTCCGTTACGAAGCCGGTCGTCGTGAGGGATCGGTTACCGGCGAAGATCGTGAACGCCTGCGTTCCGAGCGCTTCCATGACGTCGCCGGCGTCGTACTCCATTTCGGCCGCCGGCACAGCGTTCGAGAACGTGATCTCGAGGATGGGCGCGCCTGGCGACATGCCGGCGAAGCCGAGCGCCATCGTGAGCTGCGTCTGCGCGTTGGTCCGTCGGGTGATCGATACGGACGTGGCTTGGAGCAGCAGCGCGCCTTCGATGTAGACGGCGGCGTTCGTGTATAGCTCAGCGGCCATTCGTTGCTCCTCAGGAAGTTGCGGACGAGTTGTCGTCGACCGCGATCATGCTCTGCAGGAGCAGATCGATGACCTCCGCGGGGATCCGCAGACCGACGCGGCTTGTGTTGTTTGTGTCGCGCTCGACGATGGAGTTGTCGGAAATCTTCTGCGCGTGCTTCAGGTACTTGTTCGCGTACTTGAAGACTTTCTCGGTGATGAGCGACCGGATCTGACGCGGCGTGACGACGTGCTGCGCAGGCGCCGGCTCCCCGTCGAGCGGATCATCGGCAAGGTTCGAGCCGCCGAAGCGCGACGAGTACGTGGCGAGGAACTCATCGCACCACCGGTCGAGCACGGACACGATATGCGAAGAGCGGCTGCGGTAATCGAACGCGGTGCCGTTCTTGTGCTTGGTCGTAATCGACCAGACGATGTAGGTTCCGCCGTTCGCGCTCGTGACGCCAATCGGCATGAGGCCATTGTTCAGAGCGGTCTCGATGCCGGTGGTGCTCGGCCACGCCGATTTCGTGAAGGGGGCTGGGATCCGCCACACCTGCGACGTGTCCTGGCCCGCGATGACGCCGTTGCCGAAGCTGCGAAGGTTGTAGCTCCAGATCTTGTCTTCTTGGATGGCGAGGATGGCGGCCGTGTGCGCCGCGATTTCACCCGAGGTCCAATCTGCTGATTGCAGCCACGGCATCTGGACGCGCCCATCGTTGATGGCGGCGTTGGCGGCAATCGTCGATCCGGCGGCCTGGCTTCCGACGAAGCCGGCGATGACGCGCTGGCGGATGCCCGTAAGCGGCAGCGCCTGCGCCTTCACCTGCGCGACGAGGTCGTCGAAGTTGGTCCCCGACACGTTCGTGCTGGGGCTGATGATGTAGTAGTAGCGGGTCGGCAGAATCGTCGCGAGCGCGTTGGTCCAGCTGTCCTCGGTCGCGCCGCCCGTCAGCGCCGTAGCGACGTTGTTGGGCGTCACGGTCGTCGCGGTCGTGCCGTTCACGATCGCCATGCGGACGCGGATCTCGTTCGCGCGCGGTCCCGTGTTCTTCGACGTGAAGGTGAACGTATCGGTGACGAATGCGACCGTCACCGGCAGGTGCGTGCGGCTGTTGATCTGGATGACGGCGGCGGCGCCAATCGCGGCAATCAGTTGACCGTTCGCGATGGGCGTGTCGATGACTTCGTCGCCTACCCAACAGCGAAGTGCCGCAGAGCCGGTCGACGTATTGGCGATCACGGTGGTCGCGGTGCCGGGGGTGCCGGCGGCATCGGCCGGGAAGACCAGGTAGACGGGCGTGCCCTTGTTCGTCATGCGGAAGCGGCGCCATAGGCGGTGCGCTTCTGACCCATCGCCAGCAACGGCGATCACGTCCCGCTCCGACTGCACGGGCGGCGTCGTTTCGGGCCCATAGACGGTCGTGTCGACGACGCCTGAGCCGGACGCCGTCTTGTTCGCAATGATGAGCGCGACGTATTGATTCGTTCCAGCGCCGGATGGACCGACGCCGAGGTTCAACTCGAGGTAGTCGCCCGGGGTCGCCCAGCCGCTCGGGATGCCTGTTAGTTCGACTGACATCGGCTAGACCTTTCCCTTGTGCGGGGGCTCTTGCGCGAGCGTCTTCGGCACCGGCGGCGGAGGCGGCACGGCATGAAGCGGCTCGGGCGCTTTCGACGGCGGCGCCTTCATCTCGAGCAGCAAATCGCCATCGCGCAGGATGCGGCGGATCTCCGCCATCACTTCGACGCCGTGCACCAGCACGGAGAACTCCGTCGGCTCTTTCGAGATCGGATAGAGCTTCTCGTTGTCCTGCTCTTTGCGTTTGGCGGCTTCGCCGTCGATGTCGCGGCCTACGTACTGTGCGACGCCGCCTTGAAGACGCGGCACGGGCACGAGCACGCCAGGCTTGGCGCGCACCCGAATGGGTTGCTGCATGTGGCTGTGTCCTCTTTTGGGTGCGGGTCAGACTTCGGCGTTGATGACGTCGGCGGGATTGCCCGGCTGCGTGGATTCGTCCGTGACCTTGACGGACGTCTTGGTGAGCGTTTGCATGCCCGCTTCTGTCGGCATCACCTGCTCGACGAGCTCGATCTCTCCGACGACCGCGTGGAAATGCGTGTCCGTCAGGTCGCCGATTCGGTACGGCTCGAAGCGCGCGTCCGTCAGGCGGGCGCTCACGATGCCGCTGTCCAGCATCCGCTCGCCGCCGTTGTAGTTGGGGTCGAAGCCTAAGTAGAGCGAGTGCTCGACGATCGACGTGACGGCCTGGAGCACGTGCAAGAACTTCTCCGCCTGCTCGAGCGTCATCGCTGGCAGCACGTATCCCCAAGTGAGAACGCCAGTGCCTTGCCGCCAGTTCGCGGTCCGGTCGTTGAAGCGGACGCGCTTGCGAGCGACGAAGAAGAACGGGAACGACGTCTGTTCGGCTTTGGCGATGAGCGTGATGGCGTCGATCGAGAACGTCTTGCGGATGTTCATCCCGATCGGGGGATTGCCAGCCGCCACCGCGCCCGTCAGCGCCGCAGCGAGGTGGGCGTTGATTCGGAATGCTAGAAACGCGATGAGCGCCGACAGCGCCGGATCGCAGACCGCGAGAAGGGACGTGCCGGTCGCTTGATCTTCGAGCGGGAAGTGAACCCCGCCGACGTCGAATTCTTCGCGTTCAGCCACGTGTCAGAATCGGGAAACGACGCCGTTGACGCGCACCGTTAGCGATGTCGCAAGCGCCCGTTCTCCAGCTGCCATCGCTGGGGCGACGAACGGCCGTGCCTTGGTGCCAGGGTGGTTCACGACGCGGCGAAAAACCATCGCGCCGGCAACCTGAAACGCGAGCGCACGCGCCTTCTTCGCTCGGATGACGTGGGCGACGGTGCCCTTATCGATGAATTCTGCGTGCTCGGAGGTATCGAAAAGCTTGCCGCTCATCGGCGAGATCTGGACGGCGACAAGCTTGTCCTCGAGGTCGCCGGTGCGGCGCTTGGTCTGCGCCTTGATGGCCGCAAGCGCAGCGGCTTCCGATGCGACGAGGCAATCGGCCATTGCCTCGCCAGCGGCCTCCTTCAGGTCGAACAGCAACCTGTCGAGCGCGCGCTTCGTGCCCTCGACGTTTACGGCGACCGTCATCAGAAATCGCCCATGTCGTCGGCGAAGAACTTCAGCTTCGGCTCGGGCAGCAGCGGATCGCCGCTGCCAACGAACCCGCCGACGTTCGCGGGCGTCTGGCCTGAATCGTAGAGGATTTGCTCGGCCTTTGCGTAGCGCTCAGCGAGCTCGAACGCGCCCTTGATGCGCTGCTCGCGCTCACGCTCCTGGGACTTCGACCAGTATTCCGGCTTGCGGTCGCGGCAGTACACGATCGCGAACTCCAGAACGGCGGAACGCAGCGCTTCTGGCGCCGGGCTGGCCGTGACCGGAATCGTCAGGTCGGGGTAGTTGCGGCTAATGAAGCTGTAGACCTGTGCTTCGGCACGCGTGATGACGGCCTCAACCGCTGACGAGACGATGATCCCATCGTTCGCGTCGTCGAAGATCGCCATGACGGTGGCAGGCGACATCGCGTTCTGAAGGTCGACGAGCGCGATGACGGCCACGTGTTACTCCACCGATACGAGCACGGTCGGCATGCTGAGCACGGTCGCGTCGTCGAACTCTGCGACGGTGCCTTCGGCGATGCGTTGGCCGTTGTATTTGATACCCGTGCCGGTGACCTTGCAGAGCGTGTGACCTGGCGTCGTCGCCTTCACTTTCGCCGCAGCGGCCGGCGCAGCTGCCACAGCAGCAGCCTTCGGAGCAGCCATGGCGGGCACCGTCGGATGAGCGGCGGCAGCGCGCATTTCAGCCCTTGCCTCAGCGCGTTCTTCAGCGCGCTCCTCGCGCCTTGCTTCGGCAGCATCGGCTTTGGCCTCCTCGGCCTTTTCCTCAGCCGCGGCAGCCTTCTTCTCGGCCCGTGCGTCTTCTTGCTTGGTCATGGGGACTCCCGTTGCGTCAAGGAGCGACGCGGTGCTTCAGCTCGGCGATGAACTCGCGCAGCGTCATGAGCGTCGCTTCGGTCCGCTGCATCTCGATTTCCAGCTCGAGCATGAGCTCGAACCGAGTCGCGCCGCTTGCGCCGAGAGCCGCCGTCGTCGCCGTGGCGACAGCGGCAGCGCACACCGTCATGCGGTCGCTGGCGAACTGTGTCGTCTCCTCGATATCGGCGTCCGACTGGCTGACGGCGTGAGATACGATCGCCATCTATGGCACCAGGTCGGATCGCTCCGATTACGAGACGACGGTGGTGTAGAGGTAACCGGCGTCCGACGCCGTGATCTTGTGATCTTCCTCGACGCCCACCTTCGCGTAGTAGCCGCCGCGAGTTCCCAGCGACTTGTCGAACCACTGATGGGTGGTGCGAGCGCCTTGGAAGCGCAGCGTGAACCCGAACGCGAGCGAGCGGCGGGTCGGTGCGGTCGAAACTGCGACGATGCCGAACTGCTTGCCCCACACGTTTGTGTAGACGGCCGCCTGGCCCTCGTTCGCGGTGTCGTTGCGGGCCCGGCCGACCAGGTATTCGTCGATCTCCGGGAAGAGCGACAGGAACTGCTGCGGCGTAACGCCGCCGTTGACTCCGGGGAACCGATCGAGGACCGCGGGGTGCGCCCGAAGCGCGCGCGCGACCTCCGGGCCAGAGTAGGCCACGATTTTGGTGGTGGCGTCGCCCTGCCAAAGCGCATCGATCGCGGCCTCGATGTCGCCGATGGGATCGCTTGTGCTGACATCCCAGCGATCGCCGCCGGCAAGGGCCGCCGTCTGACCGGGGAAGTTGGCGGCGGTCGTCATGATGGTGGCGATGCGCTGCTCTTCTTTCAGGTCGAGGACCCGATTGACGCCTTGCACGAGGTCGGCGAGATCGCCGAGCGGCTCGTCCATGATCTGCAGCTCGAGCTCGGAGATGAAGTCGACCAAGCCGTAGCCGAGGCACGAGTACGTCGACAGCGTGACGTTGGTCGTGATTTCGTTCGCCTTGGAGCGCGCCCCGAGAGCGTCGTCCGGGCCCGAGAGACCGTTTCGCTTGTCGTACACGTACCAGCTGCCGGCGATCTGCGGCACGCTGACGATCGGCAAGAGCTGCGTTCCGATGAACTTGCTATTGCTGTACGCAATCGACAGGTTCGTGAGGATGGTGCTCTGGTAGAGCGTTCCCACCTGCGACTTGCACCGAAGGATTTCTTCTTGGGCCGCCTTGGCAGCCGCGACGACCTCGGGAGATCGCGACCGAAGCATCGCCTTGATTTGCTGAAGATACGGAGTGCGCATGTTTGGTTTCCTTGGGTATGCGGAGTCGCTCGGCGCGCTGCGTCGGCAGCGTCCGTATGGAGATCTTTGGGTTGTCGGTTATCGAACTACGTGCTGCGTCGACGCTCTCGCGCGGCGATCGCCGCCTCTTGCCAATCGGCGAGTCCTGCCGGCATCAGCATCAACTTCGCCCCGTGCTCGCCCTGTTCGATGTGCCGAACAGCAGCGCGTGCGCCCGCGTCGTCGAGCGCGAGTATGGGCAATCCGAGCTTGGCGGCGATGTCACGCCTGGCGCTGACGCTCAGCGTTCCAGCGTCGATCAGCTGTCGTCGGTAGGCCGACGGTGAAGCCACTACCGCTAGGCTTTGACGCCCGCGAAGTTGCCGACCATCACGCCGACGAAGTCGCCGTCGACCCCGGTCTCCGTGAACTTGCCGACGATGTAGACGACGGTGCTGCCGCCGCCGAGCGTCTGGTTCTCGACGCCATCGGTGCCGACGGTGGCATAGGAGCCGGCCGTGCATGTCCCGGAGGCCTTCATGGGAACGACGCACCCGCTGTTGAGCAGCACGCATTCCACGCGCTCGCCCGCAGCCTTTGTCTCGAGAAAGCAGACGCTGGCGTTCTGCCCGGCGGTCGCGTCGAGCACGACATGCTCGCTGTCGAAGACGCCGCAAAGGCCACGTGTGGCCGTCGAGGCAGCTTTGACGGTGTACGCGTGAATGTGGGCGTATTCGAGCATCTTATCGGAAGTGGACATGTCTCTGTGCTCCGTGCGTTATGGGGTGGAGTTGTGCGCATCGGCGCGCTGCCGTTCGTGACAGCGGTCTTCGGTGCGGCTTTGAGATTGTTGGACGGGCGGTCGGGCTAGATGTCTTCGGGATCGGAGACGGCGCCGTAGCTCTCGAGCGGGGCGAAGTTGTTCGACTTGTCGATGAGGCTTGCAAGCGCGTCGCTGCCAACGCCGGTGGCGGTGGGAGGCGTCGGAATGCCCTTCTCGGCTGCAACGACGACCGTGTTGGTAGCCATCGGCAGGTCAGCGCGCTTGGCGATCATCTTGGCGTAGAGAGCGGGGTTGCCGATGGCGAGCTCGACGAACTCTTCGACCTCGGCCGGCGTAATCTTCTTGCCGACGAGCGCTTCGACGCCAGCCTTGATGACGGCTTCTTCGGCCGCCTTTGCGCGCTTCGTCTCGGCGTCGAGCTTGGTGGTCGCGTCCGTGAGCTTCGTGGTCGCTTCCGACAGGCTCTTCTCGCGCTCATCGAGCTTCGCTTTGAGCTCGCCGGTCTGCGTGTTCGCAGTCTCGAGCGCCTTGGTCGTGGTGGCCATTGCCTCCGCATGCTTGGTGGCGGCTGCTTCGAGATCTTTGATTCTCTGTTCGAGATCCATGTCGGATTTCTCCTGCTTTTCGCCCTTCGGCGTTACGACTGGCGTC